GTCCATAACTAAATACTTAGAAAAGGGACATGGCAGTTAGAAAACCCATACCAGGGCAGATTGAAAATAGAAACTTTCTGGTGCCTACTGGTTTTCAATTTCAAGTGAATAGAGCACCTAAGGTATCATACTTTGGTCAGATGGTAAATATTCCCTCTCTGAACTTTAATAATGCAACTCAACCAAACTACCTGAGAGAAATTCCTCTTCCAGGAACAATGATTGATTTTGAGGACTTGACCCTTAGATTTTTGGTTGATGAAAGTCTTGAGAATTATTTGGAGATTCAAAACTGGATCAGAGGTATTGGTTTCCCAGAGTCTTTGCAACAGATTTATGACTTTCAAAAAGAAGACACTGATCTAGAACAACCCGCTAGATCTCAGTTAAATCTTTATTCTGATGGAACACTGACCGTTCTTGATTCACAGAATCTTCCAAAGTTTAAGGTTGTATTTGAAAATTTATTCCCAGTCAGTCTCAGCACTCTTGAGTTTGATGCGACACAAACTGACCTTGAATACTTTACAGCAGAGGTCACTTTCAAGTATACTATCTACAATATACGCGAAGTTAGTTGCAACCCTTGCACATAATATATGATTGACCTTGAAACGATTCAGAAGATGTGGTCTGATGATGCAAAGATTGATCCTGATAATCTTCATAACGAATCTTTGAACATCCCTGTTCTTCATGCAAAATATTATGACCTCTACAATAATCTTGTTCTGCTGAAAAAGAGAGCAGAGCAACAAAGAAAGAATATTCGCCACGAACGCTATGAATACTTTTCAGGCAAAGCAGATCCAGATATTTACATTGATAATCCCTTTCCTAAAAAAATTAGAGATAAGGACACTATGCAAAAGTATCTGGATGCAGATGAGAAACTCTCAGGAGTTTCGTTGAAGATTGATTATTATGAAACAATGCTTCAGTATCTGGAGAACATTCTTAAACAGATAACAAATAGAACTTATCAAATTAAGAATGCCATTGAGTTCATGAGATTCACTGCTGGTCTGGGTTAATAAATATCTTCAAGTGAAGATATATTGATGGCAGACCTTGTTATTCAAAAAGTAAATGAGGTTTACTTGAAGGTAAACACTGAACCTCACATTGAGTATGAGTTGAGGGACAGGTTTACCTTTGAGGTTCCAAATAAGAAATTCATGCCTCAGTACAGAAGCAAGTACTGGGATGGATATGTGCATCTCTTCAATATGAAAACTAAGAGGATCTATGTTGGTCTTCTGGATAAGATTGTTGCGTTCTGTGAGAATGCTGGATATTCGTATAAGTTTGAAAATAATAAGTTTTACGGTCCTCCATTTGAAGTCAATGAGATGATTTCACTGGAAGGTGTAAAGGATTATATGAAAGTGCTGTCTCCTGATATCACACCAAGAGATTATCAGATTGAAGCAGTTTATGAAGCACTGAGATATAACAGAAAACTTTTAATCAGTCCTACTGCTTCTGGTAAGTCATTTATGATTTATTCAGTGGTTAGGTACTTTGTATCTAAAGGGAAGAAGATCCTCCTTGTAGTGCCTACTACGTCCCTTGTAGAGCAGATGTATAAGGACTTCAAGGACTATGGGTGGGATGCAGAAAACCACTGTCATAGAATCTATTCTGGAAGGGAGAGAAGCAATCAGAGTGATGTAACCATTACTACTTGGCAATCTGTTTATCAACTAGAAAGGTCATTTTTTGAAGAATATGATGTAGTTATTGGTGATGAAGCACACTTGTTTAAGAGCAAGTCACTGGTAGGTATCATGGACAAACTTCATCATGCTAAGTATCGTTATGGGTTCACAGGAACTTTAGACGGCACACAGACGCATAAGTGGGTCTTAGAGGGACTATTTGGACCATCATACAAAGTAACAGGAACGAAGAAACTTATTGATGAAGGACATCTTGCAACATTAGATATTCAGTGTCTTGTTCTCAAATATAAACCACAAAAGTTTGATACCTATGAAGATGAAATTCAGTTCCTTATCTCACATGAAAAAAGAAATAATTTCATTAAGAATCTTGCCGTTGATTTGGATGGCAATACTCTTATCCTCTTTAGTAGAGTGGAAGCACATGGAAAGGTTCTTTTTGAATTGATAAATAGCAGTGTCAAGGATGGTAGAAAAGTTTTCTTCATCCATGGTGGCGTAGATGCTGAAGATAGAGAACTTGTAAGAAAAATTACTGAACAAGAGAAAGATGCAATTATTGTTGCATCCTATGGAACCTTCAGCACAGGCATCAACATTAAGAACTTACACAATGTTATCTTTGCCTCTCCATCAAAATCTAGAGTTAGAAACTTACAGAGTATTGGTAGAGTCCTAAGAAAAGGCAAGGATAAGGTCAAAGCTAGATTGTATGATATTGCTGATGATTTAACAGTTGGTTCTAGAAAGAACTATACATTGAATCACTTTATTGAAAGAGTAAAAATCTATGTACAAGAACAATTTAACTATGAGATCATATCAATAAACATAAAAGATTAGGGAGGGTTTGCTTATGATAGAAGACGATTTCTATGCAACAATAAAACTTAAATGTGGTGATGAAATATTTGCCAAAGTAGCAGCATCTGATGAAGGCGATAAGGTCTATGTAGTTATCACTAATCCTATCGTTCTAGAAGAAATTAAGGTTAGAGGTAGAATGGCAGGATACAAACTTGAACCTTGGTTAAAGACTAGTACCGAAGATATGTTCATTCTTGAATTAGATGACATTCTTACTATGTCTGAATCATCTGATATTGAAATGATTACTAACTACCAAGACTATGTAAGAAGGTCTCATCAAACCACTGAGATGAAACCTACCAAGAAAATGGGTTTCATTTCTACAGTAACTGATGCCAAAGAGATCCTAGAGAAACTATATAATCTCTAAGTACTTAAAGCTATTATTTCTCTTTAACGGCGACAAACCTAGTCTACTGGACATTTAGAAACTTGTCAACTATTGAGATCTCTGGTACAATGAATACAGAGAAACCTTTATTATGTCTGTCGTATCACCTACCTTTAATGCAATGAGAAGAGGTAAGAACTCCGAACACTATGTAAATAACAAGGAGTTCTTAGAGGCTCTTGAAAATTATTTTGCTGAGGTGAAGAGAGCAGAAGAAAAGGGAAAACCAAAACCAAAGATTCCCAGATACGTTGGGGAATGCTTTCTTAAGATTGCCAATCACCTATCATACAAACCAAACTTCGTGAACTATATGTTCAAGGATGATATGATTTGTGATGGCATTGAGAACTGTGTAAGATACATTCACAACTTTGATCCAGAAAAGTCTAAGAATCCCTTTGCATACTTCACCCAAATCATCTATTACGCTTTCTTGAGACGAATCTCTCAAGAGAAGAAGCAGTTGGAAATCAAGAACAAGATTCTTGAGAAGACTGACTTTGATGAAGTCTTTGATGCAAATGATCTTGATGCCAGCAATTACTCTGACTACAACTCAATCAAGGATTCTGTTCATAGCAAATTGAGATACTGATGAAAGTTGCCATTATTACGGATCAACACTTTGGTGCCAGAAAGAACTCCAAGTTGTTTCATGATTATTTCTTGAAGTTTTATCAGAACGTATTTTTTTCAACTCTAGAGAAAGAAGGTATTACCACTGTTGTTGATATGGGTGATACCTTTGATAGTCGCAAGGGTATTGACTTCTCTGCTCTGTCTTGGGCAAAGAACAACTACTATGACAAACTCTGTGACATGGGAGTTGAGGTTCACACGATTGTCGGCAATCATACTGCATACTATAAGAATACTAATTCTGTCAATGCAGTGGACCTTCTCCTGAGAGAATATCCAAATGTTCATGTATATTCTTCTCCCACAGAAGTAAAACTGGGAAATTTGAACACATTAATGATTCCATGGATCAATCAAGAAAATGAAGAAACTACTATCAAACTTATTCAAGACTCAAATTGCACATGTGCGATGGGGCACCTTGAACTCTCAGGATTTAGAGTTAATCGCCAAATCATCATGGACCACGGTCTTGAGAGCAAACTATTTGAGAAGTTCACCAAGGTCTTCTCTGGTCACTATCACACTCGATCGGACAATGGAACAGTATTTTACCTAGGTAATCCCTATGAGATGTTCTGGAGTGATGTGAATGACACCAGAGGTTTCCATATCTTTGATACTGAAACCCTGGAACACACTCCAATCAACAATCCATACAAGTTGTTTAGGAACATTTATTATGAAGACACCGACCATCAAATGTTCAATGCCACTGAGTATGA